GCTGTCGCTGCCGATGGTATCGTCCATATCAAACAAACCATCAAACGTGCCAGCAGCAGTTTTGAGCGTCTTTTTCTCGCTGAACTCTGCCAATAGGCCATGTGCCTTGTCTAATTCAGAGAATGGCGTTTCGCTGGTGAACACACGATTGACCAATTCAACCATGTAGATCACATTGCGTGGTACCCACTCGCTCATTTGATCAGCTTGACCTTTGACCTTGCGCCAGTGTCCTGGATCGGGCTTGTTCAGCGCACAAGCAGTGTCCGTAAGACTGTTGGCTCGTTGTATGGATTCGATATGCTGATACGCATTGTGAGCCATCATCAAGAAGTATGAGAATGTGTCCCACGAAGTCTTGGTCTCTTTGCCCAACTTGTTGACGTCACCCAGAGCATACCAACACACATCACCCATGGTCATGCGGTCGCCAATGGGGCTGGTCCATGGCCAAGGAACTGTGCTCTTGGCAAGGCTTCGGTTGTCAACTGCCTTGTCCATGATGTAGCTGAAACGATTGTTTCGATGCACGTGCTGTGTGTAGACTTGCCCATGTGCAGTAGCGATGAATGGACTGGCGCAGTCGTAAGTGACTGTGACGTCTGGGTTCACATGTGCTCGCAGATTGCGCTGGACTGCTGTCAGCATCATGGCCCACTCCAAACGACTGGTACCCAAGAAGTGGATGAGATTCTTACCTGGCATCAGTTTTTTCTCGTCACGCATGACGATGAGTCTACGCAACATGAGTTCAGCATCGCGCATGTTGTTACCGCCCATGGCCCAACCTTCAAAAGGAAGATCCTTGACAGCTTGATACCAAGTTTCTGCTTCCACATTGTCTGAACCCTGTAACACGTTCAGGAACTTGGTCTTGCCTTGGCGATTGCGTATGAACCAGTCGTTGTTGTGCAGCGTGCCTGTGAGACACTCACCGAATGTCTTTAGTCCTGTGCGATCGCTCAGTGGTGGTCTTGCTGCCCAAGTAGGAATATCAAGAACCATGCTGTAATCAGCAGTATGCTCAAGCCAGTTGAGAATCTGGGCGCGAGTTTTGTCAGCCGATCCACGGTATCCTGCGTCACCGGGTTTCTCCATGAAGTTTTCCCAGTCGAACTTGATGACACCTTTTGCGATCTGGAAACCACCAGAGTCGCCTAGGATGAAGGTCTTCCTTCGATCTCTTTTTTGTACCATGCTTTCTTCTACATCGCTCTTGGCGGTGTCCAACTGCGCATGACCAGCGGAGTATAGAGCCCAAGGATAGTGGAAGTAGGCAGCTTCTTTGTTGAGGAAGTTGAAACCTTCCACACCTGTGTCAAACTCTGAGTTCAGTCGTTCAGCTGGGACATAGTTTCCAGTCTGTTGCTGTTTGCTGACGATGGTATTGTAGAATCCAGAAATGCTGGGAAGGAACACAGCATAATCTTGATTCTTCTCCCAGAGATCCACCTTAGGCTTCGTCTGTTTGCTCATCGGGGATTTCTTCTATGTCGTTGATTTTGTATTTGGAATCATATAACGTATGACATTCTAACACACATGCTAATGTTATGCGATCTGATTTGCTTTCGGTAAAACGACCAAATTCTCCTTTATGATGGAAGAAGCCAACATTGATTCCTGCTTCTTCCATTTGGGTCACGATGTTGTTCAGCTGCCGGACAGCATCGATCAGTTGTTTGGTCAGTTTCTCAGAATTCATTTGGTGAGTCCAGGGAAGATGTAGTTGTATGTGCCCAAGCCAGAATCTGCAGAGATCATGGCCACGTTGGCGGAGAAGTTCACGGCACAGTTTTCATCTGCCGAAAGTTTCAGCACCGCCAAGAACTTGTCGATTGGATAATAGGTGCCTTCCTTGACAGTGCCAGTGACACCACTGGCCAGCATCATCTTGCCTGAATGACTACCAGAGCCTTCGCTACCAAATACAGCTACCAAGTTGTTTTTCTCGGTACGCACAGTGAACAACGGTTCCATGCCTGCATACAAACCTGCACGCTGAGCCATTTCAGAGATCTTGGCCTTGAGTGGAACAAACGTCACATCCCACTTGCTGCCTTTGAATCGCGGTGTCTTGAAACTGGATACCAGTTCCTTGGGCATGAACCGATACTTGTCAGTGTTGCCACCTTTGTCAGAAAACACAAAATGATCTAGGATGTCTTGGCCATTGCGATTGATGTTTCCGGTAGCGACATTACCTTCGTTGCGATACATGTCGCACAAGCCTTTGAGGAAGCCTAGATTGGCCAGACCCACTTCACCTTCGAGGCCAGCTACAGGATTGTTCATCTTGCCATTGAGCACGACAGTGGTATTGGTATTGTGTGCAGCGTCTTGTGCAAAAATCTCTGTGGCTTGGTCATCGGTGACCAGCTTGGCTGTTTCAAAGAAACCCAGAGCTGCGGTGTGCTTGCTTACATCGAAAACGAAATCTTTCATTGTGTTCTCCAGTTGTTGGTTAGATTATATGATATACTTAAACCTATGTCAATAGACCTTGGTGCTCTTGTCATTCGAAAAGGCTGTCAAAGTTTGCGGCATTGTCGCCTTTGGTTTCACTGATATCCCAATCGAGTATGCCGATCAGGTTTTCCAGCTTGTTGTCGATGATGACTTCTTCCATGGCTTCGTCATTAAATGGCAATGCTTTGAACCAATCTGGTAATTGCAGTTCATCTGTTGGATACGCGATGCTTTTCATCTGCAACGGATTGTTCTTGAGCTTGCACACGATCACCTTCATGCCATCAGAACATTCCATGCTGTAGCCATCGCTGAAGGCTTTGCGCATGCGGTTCCAATTGATAGCTGCCATAGCGTGACCGACTCCGCACTTGCCGGTCTTTTCGAACACAGCCGTGTGTTGGGTGAGGTTGTTCACACGCTTGGGTGTACCTTTCTCCCATCCGGGTCGGCTCTTGAATTCGTCGCGGAATCTCCTGACACGCTCAAATATCTGATCTTTGTTGGAGCCAGTCAACAGCATGACCAGCACTTCCTCAAGGAACTTTTGCATGAACTCGGGTGTGTCTGCACGTTTCATGTCCAGCCCCATGGCTTTGAGTTCACCAGGAGCATCTTTGTCTTTGCGTTTGCCTTCCTTGTCATAGATCATCACTGCATAACGCTTCTTGGTCATGAAGATGCCTTTGCTGGCAACCACTTCACGACCAGCCTTGATCAATGAGCCTTGTATGGGAGGAGCATTGAACGCTTCACCCATGAAAGACGGGAATGTTCCATTCACTTCATCAGCGATGCGATCATACAGTTCGATTACACGTTCCTTGTTCCATTCCAGGTCACCAGACTCGATCTGTTCTTGAAACACAGGAAACGCAGAGAAGTAAACGGAGTCAGTGTCGCCATATATGATGGCCTTGCCCACATAGTCATATTCGCCGGTGAGCATCTGATTCACTTGTCCAGCCATGTGTCGTGCGATGCATCGTCCTGTCAGTGTGGTAGACTGTCCCAGGCGCTGATCAAAGAATCGGCTGCCTGCGTTGAGCAAGGCGCCGTAAGCAGAGTTCAGGTTAATCTTCTTGACTAACTGCCGCTTGTCCCAGAACTCAAACATGTCAGTGCCATACGCTTCTTTGGCTTCGGCTTGTAGTTCTTTTCGTTCGGCGTACCAACGCTCCAACAGTCCAGGAATCACACCCTTGAGCTCATAGTTGAAAATGGTTCCATTGGCAGAAATCATAAAAGGATTTCCGCTGTGGAATATGAGATTGTAGACTTCGGCACTGCTCATCTCGGCACTCTTACCGTCGGCCCAGTCGATGATTTCCATCTGTCCGATGTCTCGAGCCATGACGCTTTCATACTCAAGACAAGCAAACTTGCCTTCCCATGCTTCTGCGATGCCTTTGCCTTGCGCCTTGAACGTCTCGATCATGGCCAACGTGCGTGTCTGTCTCACTTGTCCGATGATGGTTTCTGGACTCATGTTCAACGCACGTATCACAGAAGGATACAGCGAGTTCAAGTCCATCGAGCCTACCCACTCGTGCATGCCTCCTTTGGGCACAGCCACATACGCACCAGCAGCAGCGTCATCGCTGTTGTCTCTATGTGGACGATCCGGAACCATCATGCCTCGGCTGTGAGCTTCGTTGATCACTGCTTGGTCAGTGACAGCCACTGCACCCAGCGTAGTCCTGAGACCCACTGTATTGGCATGTGCGATAAGATTGGTAAGATCAATAAACTTGAGTTTGTCGTTTAGCTTTTTGATCAGCATGACGTCTTGACGGTTGTATGCAATAAACTTTTCAAAGTCATTATTGTATAGCTGATCCAGTGTGCCTTCGTATTGGATCTTTTTCTCGCCCAGTTCGTATTCACCAATGGCATCCAGGCGATAGGTATGCATCTCGTGATAGTTGTATTTGCGATACAGTTCAAGATAGTCTAGATGCACACGACCCACGAAATCAAATGTTTCCAGGGTCTTGCCATACTTTTCAAACTCTCTGCGCTGCGGTAGTTGCGCCCAAAGACAGAATTTTCTTGTCCAATCTTTGCCTAACAATCGAGCGATGCGGTTCACAGCGTATGGAATGTCAAAGCCTTCCGAGTTCCAACCAGTGAGCACATCTGCGTCATCTATCAAGGTGAGGAAGTTTTCCAACAGCTCTTCTTCTGTGTCACACAACAAGGTATTGTCGAACTTGGCAACGATCTCTTGTGCGCGATCACGATCCATGCTATTGGGTTTGCATACCAGCGTGGCCAGCATGTTGTTCCAACCAAGATACACAGTGATGGCTGTCACAGGATTGAACGGATCACTGGGATCCGCAAAGCCTCGTTCTTTGTTAAACGCGACCTCGATGTCGAAGAAAGCCACTTGCAGTTTGGGATCTTCGGCATTGAGATAGTTTTCCTCGAGGCATCTGTTCAAGGGCTTGTAGTCGCTTTCGTGCAACCTCTTGTGGCCGTGTATGCGTCGTTCCTTGTCAAAAGCCCTGTTGCTTCCGACTTGCACACGCACCAGCTGTTCACCAGTCATACTGGTGAACTGTCCACCTTTTTCTGGGTAATAAAAAACATAACGTGCAGGATAGTCACGATAGACTCGGCGACCATCGCGACTTCTTTCGACCACACGTACCAGATCTTTTTCTTTCTGGTACCAAGCATCAACATAACTCAAATGGTGATTCCTTTTATGGCAGGTGGTTGAAGAACCTGATCAGTGCATCGCGCATGGCGTCAAAGAGATCGGGTTCTCCTTGAAACAGCACCATCAGCACTACTATAACGCAGATCAGTCTGACTGTCGATCTTTCCATTACTGTGTCAACATCCTTGTCAGTCCAGCAGTGTCGATGGTGATCAAGAGCAAGTAGTTGGCAAGCATGCCAAAACTCTTGCGAGAGTAAGCAGCCCAAGCATACATAGCACAACCAGTGATCCAGATAGGATAGAGGATGAGTAACGGCGGAGTAGGAACGGTGAGAGCCATAGTAATGGAACAGCCAATACTGATAGCCCAAGCCAAAACCTCAACGCTGAAACGAAATCGGTTGCTGCGCCAATCATCCTTTATCCATTGGAATGTACCGGTCAGTATGTCATTCACGGAGTCTTTCCAACAGCGTCGAGGACTTCTTCGACTTCGGACATCTTTTGCTTTTCTTCACCCAGCGAGCTCTTATGGGCGATACGGATAGCCTTTTGTAGGACAGATGGCTTCATGTCCAACTCTTCGGCGATGGACTTGACGGTCTCTGAAAGACCTTCTTTGAGAGTCTGGATTTCGGTAGTGACCTGGATGCCCTCATTGATCAGCCGGGTCAGCTTTGCTTTCTCTTCTCCAGAGAACATGCGAGTAGACATAAGAACCTCCTTGTTAGGTAATTGCTATAATACTATGTATAGCACTACCTGTCAAGGAGGTTTTGTGATTTTGGTTAGATCACTCGCCCAGAACGTGCTTCATGTGTTCGTAGTGTTTCTTGCGATCTTCCAATCCATTGGTTCCGCCGTTGATCCTTTTGGTCATGGTCAAGATATCATCGGCATCAGCAAGTGCATTGAGTCCGTTGCGATCCCAGAACCATCCAGCTGACAATACCGCTACCGGATTCTGTGCAACCAAATCTGGTTCACTCACTAGATCGATACCCAGCGCATCGGAGCAGGCGATGTAGTTGGCCTTTCCGGTAAGTTGGATCAGACCACGTCCGCGATAGGTCCAGCCGTCGCCGCTTTGTTCTGATCCATTGCCCATCCTGTCGCAGTAGGCGCGATTGGCGATCATCTGCGGATTGCGTCCATATCGTGCTGCCACGTCTGGAGGAAATCTTTTGGGCCACAAACGAGTCAGTGCCTCGGGCTTGTAGTTGAGATTTTCTTCGGTGAGTCTGAGCCCACCTGATTCGTGACCGCATTGTGCCAGGAACGCTGCTTGGCGACGCGGGTTGTTGATCTCATATATCTCAAATGTCTGGCAAATGCCTTCATGGAAATATGAGACCCTTTGAGGATCTGTTTGTGGAAAACATGCTTTCAGGGTTTCTAGTCCTATCATGGTCTATCTCCTGGTTATCTTTTGGCGGTAGCAGACAACATCCAGCCATGCTTGGAGTGTGCATCTTGTCTCTCAGCTAAGAAATTGCTGAGTCCATGCTTGTGCTCGATTTCAGCAAGCTCATATGCACGCTCGATTGAAGCCAATACTTTTTGATTGTCTTCGATCAGTCTTTCTACCATGATCGCCGATGTAGGGATCTTGGTTTCGTCTTCAATATCGGTCAATGACTGAAACCGAGAAAAGCTGGCAGGAGCATAATCCCCCAAGGCTCTGATCTCTTCGCCAAACTTATCCACGCTGCCATAGACTTCATTGTAGATGTTTCCAAATAGGTCATGCAGTTGCTTGAAATCTGGTCCAGTCACGTTCCAATGATAATTCTGTGTTTTGAGATAGAATGCAAAGGTGTTGGCTAATGCTTTCTTGAGTGCTACTACTAATTCTTCCATGATGGTCTCCTGTGTGGATATTTATTCAAACTATGCTGCTCACGATAGAAATGAGCTGGCGTATTCCTACTTCTAAGGCTACCTTGGTTTCTACGTCGTCTGCGTCCCCATTCAGCTGATCTGCACGTATAAGGTCCTGTGTCAGCTGAAGAAATTCTTCGCGTGTGATATCTCCAGCTTCCAGTGCAGAGGATAGTTCGATAGCTATTTTGGCACGTTCTTGTGCCCAAGGACGTCCGCATTGAGCTAATTGTTCTAGTGTCATGGTGTCAACCTCGCATTTGTTCCGCGTGCTACAGCATCAAGTTCGGCACGTATTATCTTCATCTTGAGCTGACAAAAGAACACAGTCATCTCTTTCTTCTGCGCACGCTCTACCAAAGGATCCAGTGATTCCTTCACAGGAGCCAACATCTTGTTGATGTCTCGGCTGCCTTTGCTGTCTGTGTATAGCACCAACCAGTCGATGCGTTCTTGTATTTTGATGATGTCAGCAGGGTCTTTGCAGTCGGTTCTGGCAGCGAAATATCTCGCATCAGTTATAGCTGCTGCTTCGTTGGGATCCCAACGACTGCTGATCAGATCCATAAGGCTGGAACAGCCTGACAACGACAATGCCATCGCGATGGCTATCAATGCTTTTTTCATATGTTTCCTCTCCAATCAGAGTGTGATCCGGCATCAATTTGAGCCACGGTAGCCAGCAACAGCAAATCTCGAGGATATATCCATCCAGGGATGTCTGTGTCGATTATCCTAGTGGAATTTCCTGGTACGTCTATTGCACGGCGCATGTGTCATTTGGTGCGATCTTTGTTGTCGATCGCTCCACCTACCAACCAGGCCTTGCAGGTGCGATCGCCGGCACATTTGAAATGCAAGATGTTGCAGTATCCAAGATCAGCTTTGTCTATGGTGGCCATGGCATCTATAGACAAGTCTCGACCCACCATGCCAGCTTCGATGCAGGATCTCATCTTGTCAGATACATCAAAGGCTGCGCAGTTGCCACAGCGCATGGTCTGTGCAGACTTTTCATTGATGTTCCATACATCGGCGATCTTTTTCCAAAAGTCTCCGGGCTCGTTGGGATTGGCAGGACCATACATGTATTCGTTGATGGCTTTCTGTCTGTTGGCTAGATTGGCATCAAGATCTATGGTCTCTACCGGACAGCCTTTTTGCAGGGCCTCTACGATCCTGTATGCTTTTCTCAATATCATATCAGCCACTTTTTTGTGTCCTTTCTGCCCGCGGAAAACCAAAGTATTTGGCCTTCCAATCATTTTGTGCGAAGCCGGTCAGTGCTTCCCATTTGCTCTTGTATTCTCTTATCTTCTGTGCAGCCTGAGGCCAATCCATGCGCAAGGCCCATTCCTGGATGCGAACTTTGTCTTCGCATGCTTCGTTATAATTATACGAATCCATTTCTATGTGTATGATTTCCAGGGCACCCTGTTGATCAGCCCAGTCGATGGCTATATCAAGACCCCATTTGCGCTTTGAACGCAACATGAAATCCAGTCTGGGCAATCGACCTTTGTGTTGTTCCAACTGTGCTCTCGCCGACCCGACAAAATCACAACGATGCAGTATCATGGCATGATCGATGATCAATCCTTGCACATTGTCGCCTGTATTGATGAGCCAATCCTGTTGCCATACACAATGATGATTGAGATGTTGTCCAAATCTATATCCGTGTATCCAGTAGTAGTCTCGTTCAAGGTGGCACAGTTCAAATCCATCTTTGTCGTAATACTTCAGTTTATCCTCTGTAAAATAATTATCGTCAATGGTCCAGCGCACTGTGGCATCGTGTATCAGCTCGTTGGATGACACTGTGAACATGGATCAATCTTCTTCCTTGAATGTCAACTCGTTGACACGACCTTTCACACGTTCTTTCTTGGTGGCCACA